TGAAGCACTGCCCGACATGCGAGAAGGACACAGAGGGCGGCATCTGGTGCTCCGTGTGCTCCAAGTCCTACGACCCTGAGGAGACCCGGCGGGTGCTCGGGACCATGAAGTTCAAGAACTTCACCGGGTCGGCTTCGACCTCACCGAAGGTCGAGGAGTTCTGGCAGACGGGCGACCCGGCCGTGTTCGCCAAGCCTGGGGCACCCGACTTCCGGGGCTAGTAGTCCAGGTTCACGGATTCCATGGCCCTTGCAGCTTTGTCCGGCCGGTCCTGTAGGTACACCACAGTCATCGCTTCTGACTCGTGACGCATGCAGTCTCTGATCGTGGCAAGGTCGACGCCCTTGTCCTCCAGCACGCCGGCGAACGTGCGCCGCATGTCGTGAGCGGTGAACTTGATCCCGGTGACCTTGGAGTACTTGAGGCAGACCCTGGCGATCATGTCGCCGGAGATGCCGGGCTGGTCGAACTTGGCGTAGATGTCACGGTCGAGTATGGAGCCCTGGGCGAACGTGGCCTTGTTGGCAATCTTGACGAGGACACTCTCGCTGTCTTTCGGCTTGCGGCCCAGCGTCGCAGTCGCTGTTGAGTGCCAGTCGATCAAGGCCAAGCGGGCCGACGAGATCACCTTCACCGTGGCCCGCTTCCGGCCCTTCCCGATGAGGGTCAGCTCTCCCTCTTCCAGATCGAACTGACCCCAGGTCAGCTTCGAGAGTTCGTCTCGCCGTAGCCCACAGCCGAAGCCCAGGCGGAGGATCAACTCGTCCCGCCGGCCAACGAGGCCCTCTGGGTCGACGGCGTCCAGGACGGTGCTGACCTCTTTCTCGGTCAGCCAGTGGTGCTCGGTGACCTTGACGTTGCCGGGGCGGACGACCCGGTCCAGGTGCCGGGTCGGGTCCTCCTCGAGGAGGCCAGCGAACTCGCACCATGAGAAGAAGGCTGTCATGTGGTACTTGCGGGCCCGGACGGTCTTGTCTGCCGGGGGCAGTCCCTTACGCCGCCCGGTGAGGCACGGCGTGTAGCAGAGGTCCTTGAGGGCCTCCACCGTCCACTCTCTGAGTGGGCGATCGCCGAGACGCCGGAGCCCGTCCCGCACCCCTCGGACGGAGGCCGGGGTGTGCAGGTTGTTCTCGGGCGAGGCGAGGAACTTCTCGACCGCCACGGTGGTGGATGTAACTGTCAACTGGGTGCTCATGGTGTGAGCGTACCACATGCCAGTGACTGTCAACCGACCTACTCTTCGCCGTACCAATCGTCGAAGTCGATTTCTATCTCGTCGAAGTTGGGGGGCTGGTGGTAGGCGGGGTCCAGGGCGGCATGCCGCATCATGGGCATCGGCCGGCCATTGAGGATCGAGATGACCAGCTGCGGTCCGCACAGACACTTGGCGTCCGGGTCACAGGTATGGACGAACGGTTCGTCGGGGACCTGGTGGACCGACGTGACCTGGCCGCCCTCGTCGACGGTCATAAAGGAGTGGTAGCCGAGGGACTTGGGGAGCCCCCGGTTGGAGAATCCTTCGTTCACAGGACCGTGTACAGGTCGGTGCGCCGGCCATCGTTACGGCACCGGCCTCGGAACAGGGCATCAACCTCGACGGTCGTCAGGACGTCATGCGAGGGTTCGAGGAGGCCGGCAACGATCTTGCGATGGTAAGCCCGGTCGTGGCGGAAGTCTTCAAGGTTGAGAGCATTGAAGTGGTACGAGCACCAGCCATCCCGGTGCTGGCGCTGGGCACACCGGCCCCATTCGCTCAGGAACTCACAGGACGTCTCGGAGCTTGTCACGGGCTCGTCTCCATATCTTGTGGACATACGAACGGCTGATGCCGAGGGTCTCGGCGCATTCGACCTTCGTCATCCCACCCCAGACGAGACACTCGACTACCGCCCGGTCCATTTCGGGGAGAGCTTCGACGGCGTCGAGGATGCGGTCCCGTTCAGGGTCGGGCATGGCAAAGCCTTCGGCCGCCCGGCGGGCCAGGTGCGCTGGGTCTACAGGTATTTCACGAGCCACTGAGCAGCGCCCGAACGGTGGCCTCGAACTCTGCGAGGGAACCGTTGTTCTCAATGACGTGGTCCCAATCGGACCAGTCATCGAGGGCGCATTCAGTGGGATGATTCATCTTCGGGACACCAGGTCGGTCGATCCGAATAAGGAGACCGCCGAGGGCTTTGATGGCCTGGGCTTCGTTGGGGAAACGCAGGTCGGTGATTGCACAGTTGAGGCCACGGTCTAGGTGGTAACAGACGTTCGTTATGGTGGAGCCCATCCACACGTCGCCCCCGAGTTCAACCCGGCAAGCCTGTCCGAGGTCCTGGAGCAGGGTCCTGATCTCCGGGTACTGGACCTTGGCCTCTTCCCAGTCGAGGCGCTCGAACACCTTGTTGAGGTGTTCGCCGGCATCACGGATGAACGGGTCGATCCGTTTGGCGATGTTCCTGATCGGGTCGGCAAACGAGTAGCGGCGGAACCCGGCTGCGTGTGCTGCGGTGTCCTTACCGACCTGGGCCCGGTGCCCGAAGGCAACCAATGTGCCAGTCGTGGGTTTCATCATGTCGCTACCTGGGGGACCTCGCCGCCCTGACAGGGCGACCGTTTCCATGCCTGGTCCACGAGGAGGGCGTGAGCGATGGCCGGGATGTCGGCCTCGTCGGACAGCCGGCGAAACTTCTGCAGGTCGATGATCCACTTGCCTTTCGTGGACCGGTCGACTCGGACACGTTCGACACCGACCAGCTCCCACACCGGGGCGAGGAACAGGCGTGGCTGACGTTCGTCTTTGGGGAGGTGGTGGTCGTGGGCGTTGTCTCTAATGAGATAGAAGACAGCCGGGTACCAGCGCAGGGCCTTGCGTACCGTGAGTTCATCGAGAACGAACAGGTCTCTTTCATCAACCCCAGGATACAGGTGCCACCTGTCTGTCAGCGGTTGATTCTTCTCCTTGACTTCCACCATGTACCCCGGCACCCAGATGTCGAGGTCGTCCTTGGCGTCGAACCGGGTGTGGTTGGGTACGCCGAGGCGGGCTGAGACGTATTCCTCGTATTCCCGGGCGTTGGCGAAGTCGTGAGACCGTTGGGCCGCCGTCCGTGTGTACGTCACTGCTTGGCCCAACTCTGGAGGAGCTCCTGGCCGAACTCCCAGTCGACAACCATGAGGGTCCCGGGAGACTCTGTTGCCCTACGGTCGCCGGAGGCAACGACGAGCGCCCACTTGTCGTCACCCCCGGCCGCTGCCCGTAGCAGCCGAACCCACTTTGGGATCTCCCACCGCTTCCGATGCTTTGCCTCGATCGGGAGCGGTATGCCGTGGAAGTCGTTGGAGGGGTTACCGGCTTTCGCCCGGTCCGCATCCGGCCAGATGTTTCGTAGGCCGGCAAGGACCTCGTTCTCGAACTTGGTCCCCTTGGCTCGGGCTTTACTCACCCCCATAGAATAGTGAACAGGGGGGGGTACGAATCAAGGCAATGAAATGTCAATCAGAGCCCGTACCCGCCGTGGGAAATGCCCCACCGGATAACAGGTTCGAGCCATGTGTCGGCATCGTCGATTGCTTCTGCCACCCGGCCACCCGGTGGGACGAGGCTGCCGGTCCGGTGTGCGCCGATTGCTTCGGTGAGGCGCAGGGTTGCTTCCCGGCCGGCCTGGTCGTCATCGAGGCACAGGATCGTGACGGGGTGGTCGTCGAATATCGACGTCCATTCGTCCCGCCAGGTGCCGGCCCCACCGGGGAGGGCGTAGGCCCGGACAGATCCGCCGAGGCCCCGGCTGTTGATCCACTTCTGGACGCACCACAGGTCGGACTCTCCTTCGACGAGGAGAGCGACCCCGGATTGGCGCACAGCTTCGACCCGGTACAGAAACGACGTGAACCTGGAACCCTTGACGGCGTGCTTGGCGCCCGAGTAGGTGTCCCGGACCTTGATACCCCGGACGACGTCCTGGCGGTCCCGGTGCGGGATCCACAGTGCATGCTCGGTGACCTTGACCCCGAAACCAATCAGGTCGTCGAGGTCCAGGAACGGCCACTTGCCGGCCACGAAGCCAGCGGTCCTGGCGTAGGCGGAATCGGAGCCGACACGTTCACTGTCGAAACGGTCAGTGAGGTCTTCAAGCTTTGGCCTGGACACCCCGTACTTGGACCGGGTCGAGACGGTGGCCTTGCCGCCCAGCATCGACAACGCTTCACCGAACGTGCACCCGGTCACCATCTCAACGAACTTGATCTGGTCGCCACCCTCACCGGTGCTGTAGTCAAACCAGTGGTCGTGGTAGATGTGCAGCGACGGGGTGTTGTCCGCCAGGTTCGAGATCGACTGGATCTTGTGCTGGCGGTTCGGGGGTTCCATCTCGAGCAGTTCAAGGACCTGCTCCATGCTGACCGATTCTTTGATGTGGTCCCGGAGCCGGTTGTCGAACTTCGGCATCGTCAGCCTCGGAGGGAGTCTGGTTGCCACGCCGTTAGGTGTACGACCGGCCAGCAGAAGTCCGGGCCGTCGAACTGGTCGTAGAGCGCCTCGAACTCTTCCATATCGCCCATGGCTGTTCCCTCGTGATTCGAGCACACCCATTTGCCGCAGAAGCCCCTGGCTATCCCCTCGGCCAGCCACTCCTCGGCGGTGCGCCCGTCGTCATCCTGGGAGGGCGGCTCGAAAGTCGAGACGACCGACAGGTTGGCTGTCATCGTCGCTCCCAGTCGCCGGAGGCGAGGGCCCGGGAAGCCGCACCAACGACCTTGAAGTAGTGGGACTCCCTCGACCACGGCAGGCCATCCTTGTCGATGTAACCAAGGAAGTACCCGGCTGCTGACACGCAGACTTGAAGCTTGGCGCCGGGGTACGGGAGCTTCCCCCCTAGGTGAACGGTTTCCTTCGGCATCGCCATTAGTTGCTCTCTCTCTTTGTCGGCTTTCCACTCCGCCCGCAACCGGGCAGCGTCGTTCTCTCGGTGCGCCATGAGGGCCGTCCTTGTCAGGCCCTCTAGCTGGCCGGCCGGTGTGAGTCCCATTACTGCTCCCTCGGTTGTGGGCGGACTTTGTGAAGCGATCGGAGGACGTCCGGGGCGAACCGGTCGATCACCTCTCGTCTCTGGCGGGTGAAGTCGGTCTCGAGCCGGCGGAGCATGTACCACCGGTAGTTCAGGAGGGCCAGCAGGGTGACGTTGATGAGCAGCAGGGCGAGGTGGTAGAGCAATGCGTCTCCTAGGCGACGTTGAGAATCGGTTCGCTGATGCGACCGGTGTCCGGGTTCCAGACGTGGCGGACCCCGTCAGGGTGGATGCCGCCCCCGGTGCGGGTCTTGAGGAACTGGAACCGGATGTCCTTCTCCATCCGTTCCCGGATGTCCTGGGTCACGTTCGGGCTGAGGGACGGCTTGTACATTCCGAGGACGTAGTCGGCGGATTCCTCGCCACCGAACTTGCCGTCGGTCAGGTCTAGTTGTTTATGGCCGGCGTTGGCTTCGCCCCTCTTGACCTGGTGGAGGACAACTAGGGCTACGTCGTGTTCCCGGGCGAAGTTCTTCAACGCTCTCGCCATCGACTGGACCGAATCCATTTGGCTCTCTCCCCAGGTGCTGATGAGTTCAAGGTAGTCGATGAGGACAAGCCGTGGGCGTTGCCCGACCCGGGTCTCGTAGTCGTCAAGAACCTTCGTCATGTCACCCAGGCCGAGGTCGGGTTCATCCTCGATATGCAGCAGTGGCAGCCCGCTGGCTGCGGCCTCGACTGCTGACGACGCACCGTGTGTACGCATGCCTGTCTCGATGACCGTGGTAGCCGTGTCGGAGTAGACCGAGGCCAGACGCTCCAGAATGTACCGGCCGTGCATCTCCAAGGAAAAGAACACGGTCGGGATCTGGGGCTGGTTGACGGCCACATTGACGAGGAACCAGGTCTTACCTACCCCTGTCCGGGCAAGCATGATCATCACCTGGCCGGGGGCCATTCCACCTTGGGTCCGGTCATCGAAGAAGCTGTAGCCGATGGGCACCCGGACGATGTCCGAACATGCCCACCGGTACAGCTCCGCCTTGACCTCTGGGAGGTCTCGAAGCACTCGGGCCTACGGAACGATGGTGCCAGAGGCGACCAGAGAGGCGTACTGGGCCTGCAAACCCAGCTTCTCGAACGCCCACCCGGGAGCGCACTTGCTGGCGTTGCGGGAATCGACGAGGAAGATGCCGACCTTGTACTTCCCGTCGGCTGACTTGATGTGCTCGTGGGAGATGTCCGGGGCGTTGCCACCATTGTGGGTGCACTTGTCGCTGTCCCACACCTTCCAGTCGCCCGGGTTGTGGTACAGGGCGTCCTCCAACTTCTCCACCATCGTGGACTTGTCGTGGATCGGCTTCGGAAGCCCCGGCTGATGCACAGCGTCACCGGCGACAGGTACGACCGGTGGCACAGGCGTTGGCGGAACCCCCGACGGTGCCGTGAACGCCGCATTGACTAGCGCCGTAGCGTCGACGGTGGCTACGGCCTGGGCTGCAGAGGGAGTTTCGTCAACCCCCGCCGTGTCCAAGATGATGCTGTAGACGGCCATGGCCGTCGCTGCGAACTGGCCGTTGACAACGGCCACCGGCCCCTGATCTTGGAGGAACGAGGTAGCGATGTAGGCAGAGACCTGGGCGATGATCGTCCGGTCTTTGAGGGATACGGTTTCCATACTCATTTCGGTGTCTTTCTTCTAGCGGTTGTTAGTTGCGGAGTGCAGCCCCAAAGGGGCACCTGTTCCAGTGGTCGCAGTAGGCGGCACTGCACAGGAAACTGGTCGGGTTGGGCAGGTACGGCCCCCCGGCGTCGATCAGTTGGGCCACCTGCTCGGCATGGAGCATCGTGGCGGCGAGTTGGGCCTCGGTGCGGACCTCCTGCCGGCGGAAGAAAACCTCAGCCTCAGGCTTGTCGGCGAGCACCTCGGCGGCGTTCATCAGCGTGACGTCATAGCAGAACCCCCGGGGGGTGTCCGGGTGGATGAGACCCGGCATGTCGTCGAGGGCCCTGAGGTAGAACGACGCCTGCGGCGTCATCGGAGCGGAGTACTTGTCCGGCTTCGGCTTCGACAGGCTGTGCTTGTGGTCGACAGCCCACACGAACCCGGTCGGGTCCTGAATGATCAGGTCGATGGTGCCGTGCCGGACCCAGGTCGGCTGCTCAGGCCACTCCAAGTCGAAGCGAACCTCGACAGCGAGGACCTTGAACTCGGCAGGCCAATAGCATTTGGCGGCGTGGTAATGCCTTATTGTGCCAGCCATCATCTCCAGGGCCTCGGCCTTGTTCAGGATCCGCTCATCGGATCGGGCCTTCTTCGGCTGGTAGATCCAGTTGAAGTTCTCACCCGACCGATCCAACTCCGCCTCGAGAGCGGTGGCGGTCGCTCGGACGAGAGGCTCGACATCGGCAACGACGGGGCCCCCTTCTTTGCGGGCCCGGTAGTACTTCTCGTGGGCGAAGTGCAGCGCCGTGCCCATCGCCCTCACGATGCCGCTGGAGTACGGGATCGACGGGTCGTTGTCGTACATGATGCGGCGCTGGCATATCTGGGCGCTGTTGATCGTCGACTGGCGCATCTTCTTGATGGTCGTGGTCATCGGTTTTTCCTCACTATGTAGTTGACCTGATGGATGGTCGCTCCGGTCTGGGTGGCGATCGCTACCAGCGGCTCACCGATACGCCAACGGCGTAGGACCTCTTCTTTCTTCCGGGCTGATAGTTCTGACGCCCGGCCGGGCTGGACGTTCGGCGTGAGGCCCCGACTGGCGAGAACCTTGTAGATCCACGTCCGGGTGAACGGGGTCGACGCATGAAGCTGTTTGACACTCAGGCCCTGGGCGTGCCCATGGAGGATCTGCCATGTCGACGGGCTGATTCGGGCAACGCTCTCGGCGACGAGGGGCTCGTCCATGTCGAGGATCAGAGCGATCTCAAACGGCATCCAGCCGAGCAGGAACAGTTCTTTGGCTTGGCTTTTATCGGGCAAGTCCAGGAAGTCGCCGAGCCGTAGACCGTGTCGAGCCAACTCGTTCTGATCGAGTTCGGAGACCGTGTCCCCGTGGATGAGGCAGTCCTCCAGGGCTTCCCTGACACGGTGCCAGTCCGAGGTGAGGAATGCCGAGACGAGACCAACCCCCGACGAGGGGTGCCACCGCCTCGGCCAGATCGCCTGCGTGACTGCTTCGGGGTGCTGCATGGGGTTCTTCTCCGAGTGGTTGTCTAGTCAGAGTATGCAGCATACCTGTGACAACCACATCGGATGGTGGACACTCGCAGACGACGGGGGTGGACAGTTCCACCCGTCGGGGACCCGTCAGGTCGTTACAGGCCCTCGGTCCACAGCACCCAGGCCCACGTCTGCTCGGTGACCGCACCGGTGGGCCGGCCCAGCCACGGGGCGATGAAGGCTTGCACGTCGAGTAGCCGCTGCTCCGTCATGGGACCAAACTTGCCGTCGTCGGTGATGTTCAGGGCACGCTGAAGGCGGGCCACGTCCGGGCCGACAGCACCACGCTTGAGGACTGCCGGCAGCGCAACGCCGAGGGTCGCCGGGTCGGGTCCAGGTTCCAGAGCCCCGTCGGCGAGCAGGGCCCGGAGCAGGTCACCGGGACACGACGTTGCCTTCACCTGCGAGTGCGGGACGATGTCGAGGGCGCCGGGCCACTGCCGGCGAGCCAGAGCGACAGCCCGGCGGATGCCGTCGACCATCGGTTCCGGGATCGGTTGGCCGGGCCCGACGAGCCCAACGATGGCGACGTAACGGCGGTTCAAGATGCGGCCACCTTGGGCGCCGGACTCGATCTCGAGGCCACGGCAGGACCACACCTCACCAGCCTGATCGACAGCGAGGTTGTAGGCGATGTCCCACCAACCGTTCCGGTCGATGTGCCCGGTCTGGATGGATCGGAGCAGGGCATCGGTCGGCCGGGTCGGGTCGATGAGGAACCCGGCGTAGTGGATGCAGACGCCTTTGACGTGGGCCGCTGCGAGGCGGCGGGTCTTTACCGGGGGGCGTGCTCGCCAGTCTGATCGCTTGTGCATCACACCTTCCTCCCGCCCGGTGTCGCCAAAACAGAAAGAGCCCCGAGCCCCACCGAGAGGAGAGTAACGGTGGGACCCGGGGCTCAGGTCTGTGGACACGGTGACCAGTCTAGGTTACCCGACTGGTGCACGGACGACAGCGTCGGCTCCGGCGATGAACGCCTCGACCTCACCTGTCGACATGTAAAGCTGTTGGATGGATGACACCAGGATCAGCCAGCGGCGCCGAGTGGGCTCCGATGGCGAGTGCTCCTGGTGGTAGTCCTGAATCGCTCCGAGCCGTTTCAGGCTCGCCAACGACTCGGTGATTCGTGATTGTCTGGACACAGTTCTCCTCCCTATTCGTCGACTCGTGGCTGTGAGAGTTGGGCAACCAGCCGTTCGGCTGTGGCCTTGTCCCTCTCCCAGCAGACGAGTCGTCCGACGTTGTCGACAATCCTGTAGAGGACTGTCTTGGCGCCACCACCCAGATGGGTGATGACCGGTTGTGCTTCGTGGGTCACCTGTGTGGTCGTCATGTGCAGACGACCGTTGGCTGGCTGCAGATGTACTCCAACTCCATGCCGCCGGCGTACCCGTAGGCAGAGACCGCCAGCAAGGACAAGAGCAGTCCACGCCAGTGCAAGGTGACCCACAG